GAGATAAACGTAAGGCTAATAAAGAGCGATAAGTTTCCAGAGAATGCGTCGTTTGAGATTGAAGAAATGGGCGAGGAGATTGGAAAGTTTACAATTGATACAACTTCGGCTCTTGGCGACACAACAGTTAGCATTGGTACCGGCGATACTTCAACAGAAAACACTTTGTGTCGCCAGGGCGACTATTTGTTTTTGTACGCCACATTTTCTACTGCAGAAGGAGTGTCAGAAGTTGATTTTGAGCTTTTGAAAAAGTTTGCGATATTAAGTTTACATATCGTATTTGAGGAGGAGCACGCATGAGTAACCTCGTAGATCTTGCGATAAACACAACAGGGCAAGCGTCAGATGTTTTGCTAAATGATACTGCGGTAAAGACTTATCTGCAAACGGTTCAGCATAGAGATAAAGTTTCTCCTTGGGCACTTTGGACAGAAACATATTATCTGCCTTTTGCGGGAAGAATTAAAGATACTGCTGGGTATGAAAGAAAAAATTTAATGTACATTAAAGGGTATGTTTTAGAGGGTGGGCGCCGTTTTTTAGGGGGAGACATTCATGTTGTCAGGTCTTCAGATCTAAATCCCATTGAGGGTGGCGCTGATGACCCAAAGGCTCAAAAGTCATCAAGCGGTGACAAGATGCTTATCCACATGCAGAAAGCAACTACTGAGAGCGCAGGAAGGTTTTTGACCAGCACGCTTTTAGAGAACGGCCTTGGTGTTGCTGATGAGCTTTCTAGTCATTTTTCTGAGCAGGCTCAAAAGCTAGAAGACGCCGATAAAGTAAGGTTCTTGTGTTACCCAAGGTTGCACTCAAACGAGCCGACCATGAAAAACAATTCTTTGGAACTTCCAGTAGATTCAAACTATATTAGCAATGGAGAATACTGGTTTTTGTTTTTTGAGCCACTTTCAGGAACTGTTCCACCGGCTGGCAAGGGCACTGATGCTGGATGGTATGGCGTAACGGTAAACCTTAGATTTGGATCACTATTGGAGGCGTAACATGTCAAATCAACCTGCGGATACGATGCCCGGTCAAAACAACATGGCTGGCGGCACAGACGGTTCCTACTATAATAATCAAATGCAAGGAGCTGCAGCTACGGCTGTAAGTCCGTATTCGGCTGATTTTGGTGGGGGAGGGCAAACATTTTTTGCACCTGGAATTGACGTGGCGGGAGTGGGGCCGGGAGGGCAGACTTTTTTTAATACGCCTCAAGGCAATATGTTTGCACAGAGCCAAGGTATGGTTGAGCAGGCGTACAGCCCTCAAGCGGTCCAAGCGCAGAGAGATCTAATGCTTCAAAGCGCACGTCAGGCAAACCTTCAGGGCCTTCAGTCTACACAAGGCCAGTTAGCACAAATGGGGCTTGGGACTCTTGGAGGGCAGGCAGGCGCTCTTAGTGGCCAGTACGCTCAAGGCGCAATGAATGAGCAGCAAGCAATGATTCAAGGTCAGCAGATGGCACAGATGGCTGCGCAGGGAGCAATGCAGGCTCAGAGTCAAATGCAGGTAATGCAGATGCAAGTGGGCGATGCTATTAGCCAGGCATATGGAACTGCCTATGATGTGGTGACTGCAACCGCGCCAAGAGGTTATAAAATTAACGAGGCTCTTGAGTCGGATCTGGCAAACTTTGCAAACCTTTTGGGGGCTCAGGTTATGTCAGGTGAAATGTCTGTGGCTCAAGCTCAAATGGCCTTAGCTACATACCCAGATCAATGGGCGCAAAAAACGGGTCTTTCAAAATACAGAAGACATGATATGGGCTCATTAAAGAGCCCTGAGTCTGCGTTTGTTAGCGAAAAAAACAAAGGCACAACTTATGACCCAACTGCGGCTGGTGAGCCATTAGATTCAGGCACTTACTATACCGTTTCTAGCCAAAGCGGCACTGTGGAAAGCTAGTAAAGGAGAGCGATTATGGCAGTTATAAGACGACCAACAAGAATGATTGATAGCGGAGTGCGACCCCAGAGAGGTGTAGGAGACGTCTTGCTGGAAGAGGCTGGAAGGGCTGGGATTGGGCTAGTTGGCGGCCTTGCTCAAGCAGCATTGCAGCCTCTTGCTACCTCCCTTGGACCAGAAGGAAGCATTGGGCGAGACTTTGTTTCTCCAGAGATTCGCGAAATGAAGCGACAGGAAGCAGAGTCAATGGCTGCCGCCAGGGTTGCGCCGTATTACGCACAGCAACAAGCAACCCAGAGAGCAGGAATGTCTGAAGCGGCAAAGACCCAAAGGACTGGGATGGGTCTTGAGGGCGCGATGGAGCAGAAACAACTAGGAGAAGGTTCTGACATTCTGCAGTTGGGCATGAAACTTCAAGGCGAGAAAGATATCTTAAATCTTCAAATGGACTATAAAGAGCGCATAAGAAAAGCTGCTGGCCGAGCATCAAAGTCTAAAAAACCGTTAGGGATGGCACCGGAAGACTGGACTGCATTCCAAGAAGGCACCAGAATGATGGAGTCGGCAGGAAAAGGCCAAGACAGGAACATGGGGATTTACAATGCTGGGTTCGTGCTGGTGTCTGCTGCCATATCCAAATATCCAGAGTTGCAAGACATTGTTCGTAAAGAGCCGGAAGAGCCGTTTCAGCCGGGAGCAACGGCAGTCGACAAACTTGAGAGGACAGCAAAACAGAAACGGGCTGAAGCAAAAGCAAAGAAGGCTGCTGACGATGCAAAGTTTGAGCGCGATAAAGAGTTAAAGGTGCTTGAGGCGAAGTTAAGGCAAAGGCCTGCCAATGTTGCAGACACTGCTCCGTTGCAGAGAATAAAAGCTAACATTTTAACGAAGATGGCAGAGTTTGGACTTAAGAAAGGCGAGACTGGTTATAAAGCGTTAGACGAGCAAGTAAAAGTTCTAGATAGGGAAATGCAAAGAATAATAAATATGTCTGAGCCAGACCCATTTGCGCTACCCGAGGATAGACTTGACTCAGACATTCAGGTCGTTGACCCGGCTGATTTGTAAAATAGTAAAACATTCTATCGGAGAACACCTCGATGCCTACCGTTCAGTTTAACAAACTACCAACAGATGAGCAGATTGAAGGCTTACGGGAAAAAGGGTATGAGTATCTGCCTGATATAGGAGAGTATGGTGGAGCAAGGTCTTTTGATCAGGGTCTAGACCCTGTGAGCGAAGAGGTGGAGCAAGTAGCAGAGGAGGAGCAGTTTGATGATCCAGAGCCCTACAAGCCAGAACCAGACGTTCCAGTAGAGACTGCCCCAGAGCCAAAAAGGTATCGTTTTACAACCAAGCCAACTGCAAAGCAGCAAAAAGAGTTTCTTTCTCGTGGCATTGTTTACGACGAAACGACAGGTGTCGCCACTCAGTTGGAGCCTCACGCTAGGCTTAAGACTGCCCCAACAAAAGAACAGATAACAAAGCTTGCGGCTAAGGGCTACAGTTTTTCAGACAAAGACAACCTTGTATACAAAATTGGCGTTGGGCGTGTTCCAATCGAGAAGGATATGAGGATTGGGCGAGAGTCAGCGCAAAAGTTCATATGGCTGTCAGGCCGAGAAAAATCGAAAGACATTGAGCCGAGTGTTATAGAGGAGTTTGAGGCTAGTGTAAAAGGCGTTGCAGGATCTTTGATGCCAAGAGCTAAGAGATTGCTCTATGCAGGTACCGGATTGCCTACACCTCGCGAGGACGCTGAAATTCAGGAGGCTGCCAGGTCTGCTTACGCTCCGCTTAAAAGGAGAAGATTTCAGACTTGGAGCGTTTTGGACGCTGACGAAGAGTTTTGGGAAAACCAAAGAAAGAAAGGGAATCAGTGGTCTGACATCGAGGTGAACAAGGAGTCTTTGTCTGCTGCCGCACAAAGATTTCGGGACGCTCACGCGAGAAAATTTAAGGATGCACAAGCCAACCTTCAGGAGTACGAAGGGATGACTAGGGTTGGGAAGACTGCTGCCGCTTTGGTTGGTGAAGGTGCTTTTCTCGGTCAGCCCGAAGCTGTTGCTGAAACAACAGGAGCAACTCAGCTTTTGAAGGAAGCAAACTCTGACCTTCAGATGGCAAGGTACCTTGAGAATCTTGCAAAAAATGCAGACAACTTGCCAGAGCAAAGTGATTTTAACTTTGAAAGTTTTAGAAAAAATCTCGGCAAAGGAATTGATTTTGAGTCTGAACAGACGGCGCACAAAATAGCGTCTGAGGCTCAGAATCATTCGAGAGGGTTAGCTGGAGACCCAGGGGATATGGAGTGGGAGCAGATAAACGATGCTCTGTTCAGCGTAAATACAGTCAACAATGCAATTGGTGCTGTTGTTGATGGGCTAGTGTTTCTTCCGGTGGCGTTTAAGAATGTTCTTGTGGATCCTATGGTTTCAGGTGCCAAGTACGGGTACGCCAGCATCACATCAGATGAGCAAGAGGAAATTGACAGGCTTTATCAGGAGTACGAAGACGAATCTTTTGAGGTTTTTGAAGGTGCCGCATATGCCGGTCAAGGGCTCGTGCACATGGTTGGTGAAGGGGCTGGCGGCCTAACAACGCTTGCAACCGGCACCCCAGAACAAAAAGAAAAGACAGCAAAACGAATGGTCTATGGCGTCCACAAGTACCTTGGCGACATCATGACTGCTACGGGAGGGATTGCTGGGATTGGAAGGGCGAGGGCGGCCACAAGGGTTGCGACTCTAAACAAAGAGTTGGCTGAGAAGACTCAGTTGCTTGATGAGCTTATACAGTCAGCCCCTGAAGGCTCTGTCGGCAGGGCGGTAGCTCCGACAGCCAAAGGTGTGGTCTCTGACCTTACGCCAGACAATGTTCCTTTCGGTACATTTAACAGGGCAACCAGAGAGGCCCAAACCCCGTCTGGCAAAGTGGTTATACCTAATATGGACAGGCTTCCTGCGCAAAGTCAATTGCAGGTCCAGGCCCTCGTTGACGAGATTGCAGCCCTCGGACTCCGAAGACGTTTAGCGAAAGAAAGTCATGACAAGCTGTTGGCTTATGAGTCTGTTGTTGATCCAACCTACGCGGTTCTTCGCGCATACGGCGCGTTGCCTGGGCTTCTAACAAAATACACTCAGTTTGAAGGCGGGAACATGATGCGAACAATGTTTCGTCGCCGAAGTGATGTGCTGGATGAAATTAAGATCGACAATGTTACATCCACTGTGTTTCGAGACATGGACGGGAACGGCTACTCGGTATCGGACATGTTGTTTGAAAGGCGACCGGAGCTTGCTCAAAAGCTAATCGCTTACCGTGACACAGCCGAAAGAATCCCAGATGAGCTGTTGTCTGAAGTAGAAGACATGGTTACGGAGTTTGCCAAAGCTGAGGGGAAACAACTTTGGTTTGAGACTCCAGATGGAGAGTTGCTGCCAGTCCATACAGGCGTTCCAGAGTTTAACCCTCAAGGCGTTTTTGGGAGAGAACTTACTGAGGTAGAAAAGGCCGATATGAGGGCTAGGCCAGAAGCCATGGCAAAGCAGGTTTCTGAAAACCTGGGGCAAAAATCCAAAGATGTTCAGAAGGTCATTAAAGACAGCAGTATACCAGCAAAATGGTATGGATTAACTGAGCAAGAGGCTGTTGCCGCAAGAGGGCTTATAGAAGAGGCCGATAGAACAGCACTTCTAGTTAAGGATGCGATGCTTCTGCAGAAACAAGCCACCAACATTAAAACTCGCGTTGTCGCAAACGTCAGGCGGAGAAACAACGCAGTACAAGCAAACAATATCAATGGAAACTACTTAAAAGCAGAGTTTGGCAAGTCCAGCCAGAAAGTTGAAAGGAAAGGACTTCTTTCAAAAGCAATTTCGATTGTAGACGAGGTAGACCAAAACTCTAAGTGGGGCACCGGAAAAGACAAGTACAATGCGGAAGGGCAACAGATTCGGCTTAAGAAAGCTCAAGAAAGCCTTAAGGAGATTGCTAAAGCAAAGAACGACAAAGGCCAGTTTATCCTTGAGCAAGGGCAAAGAAGGCGTGTTCTTAAGGCAGCTAAAGACATTGAAAAAATATCAAAAGCTGAAAACAACATTGTTGGCACAGTTAGGTCGGCGTACAAAAAGGTTCCCTACCAGGCCATTGAGGGCTTTGATGCTGTAGTGGCAAGAGCACTTGAAAGGCAGATACTGTCTTTGTCTAAACAAGATGCTGGAATGGCACAGGCACTTACACAAGCCGTTGATGATGCCTTGAACGCATCCAGAAAGTACGATGCAGCGCAAGAGGCTTTTGACACAGCAAAGCTCTCAAGAGCAGCAGATGCCGATAAGAACGTATACGAGCTAGTCAAAGTTAGGTCAGAGGCGAAGGTAGCATATGACGAAGCTATGGCTAAGATTGAGGCCGGTCTAGGTGAGGCTAAGGTAAGAGCAGATAGACTTAAAAATGACAGAGTAAGTCGCGTGGAGAAAGTTGCTGCAGCCACCACTGTAGAAGAGGCATTTAAGTCTGCAGGTAACGGATCGGTGGCAAAACAATCAGCCTTGCTGCAAGCCGGGTACATTCCAAAGGCTATTCCAGCAAAGCACATTGCTCTTGCTAAGGCCGTAAAGCTAAACCAAGACGCAAGCCTCCCCCCAGGTAAAATGAATCCTTTTGCAGAGGAGTTGGACAGAAAGCTTGCGGAAGCCGGAGAGGACTTTTCTGTAACAAACAATGGCAAGGGCTGGACAGAAGCCGACAATGCGTACTTTGACTGGGTGAACGACACTTTCAATGTGGATCTGCTGCCAAGTGCTCGTGCGGCATACATTGATACCCCGCCGAATGGGTTCGCCAATGAGCAAGTTCTCTTGATTGCTTCACAAGGTATACGGGCGTCTGACCCCAAAACTGCACTTGCTATGGGGCTAGGCGCATTTAAGGGAGCGGATGCTCGTGCTATTGCAAAGTTCAAAAGACTGAAGGATGAAGGCAGGCCGATTCCAGAAGAGCTTCAGGCGCAGGTAGATGCCGTGGATTTTGGCAAGGCATACAAGAAAGAACTTGCTAAGGTGGCAAAGCTTAGAAAAGACGGCATGACTGTCCCTGCTGAACTTCAAAAAGTTCATGATAATGTTGTTGCCTCTCTGGCAAGTGACATGCGCCAAAAGATCACACAAGCAACCGTTGCAGGAATTGAGTCTGGCTACTTTACTGATGAAATGGCTGAAGCCGTCTTAACAAGAATTGCGGATTACTTTCCAGACACATACTTAAAAACGGAAAAGGTGTACAGTTCACTTGGCGAGAGAGCGGCGGCCACGGTTGCTAAGGTAAGAGGTAAATCGTCTCAGTCCCTAAACGACTACTCCCAGAGAGGAAACCACAAGAAGAGGGCGGTTAACAAACACCTGACAAGGGCCGAAAGAAAAGAAAAAGGTCTTGTTAGCGATGCCAGGGTTGCGTTTATACGAGGGTACAATGAGATTTTGAATGACATTACCAACCTCAATTTCTTTAACAGGATCCGGGACGCAAAAGTCACAACTGGCCCCTTTAAGGGTCAAAAGTTGATGATGACTGCTGAGGAGGTCAAAGAGGCAGGACTTCCGACAGTAGAAATAGAGTTTGGGAAAAAGGCCGCTGTGCTGCCAGAGATCATTGAGTCAATGAAAGAGCTACGTGTCGTTTTGGCAAACAAAGGTGGAGCAAAATATGTGAAGCTTCCAAACAATTACAGGCTAGGGGAATTTGCAAACAAGTATGTGCCTGATGACGTGTTTTTTGAGTTCAAGAGACTAATTGAATCTCCAGCAGAATCTGCCATCAACTACAACAGTGCGCTACAGTGGTTTAAGTGGGGCAAAACTGCGGCATCGGCAGCAACGTCTGGACGAAACCACATTGCAAACTGGACCGTTGCAGATCTAAACAACATGCTAGTAGGAAGTGGTTCAAAAACAGCAAAAGAGGTTCTGAGCAAAGATCTGATCACGCAGACTTGGAATCAATCCGGCCCATTGTATGAAGAGGCCATGATCTCTGGAGTCTTGGGGTCCGACTTTGTTACCTCAGAACTATCAAGCACGTTTAAGTTCTCTGAGGCAGATATACCAGACTTCTTCTCAGTATCCGACAACCCAACACTCCTCTCTACTGTAATGACGGCGTGGGAAATGGGGAGATACAACGAAGTGGCACGACTCATGGGAGACGCAGTAGAAGGTGCGCCCAAAAGCCTGTCAAAAGCTGTTGCGAATGCCCCAGAAAGTGTAGTGAAAGGCGTAAAAGGATTCACTAGACTTACGACCCATCAATATCGGTTTGGCGACGAAATGTACAAGGTGTGGAGATACACCCAAATACGTCGCCTTCAAGACGAGTTCTCTAAAACAGGCACTTTGACCAGAGAGATGGAATCTGCACTGGGCGGAAGAGGAGAGGCGTTAGAAGTCCTGAACATTGACGGAAAGTATGCAAAGATGAGGGCTGCAGCCAAGAAGACTCATCGAGATGGGTTTGTGGATTACAGTGGAAGCAGTTTGGCCATTGGCTGGCTGTCCAAAGGGCCTCAGCCGTTCGCCAGGTTCACAGGGGCAATTACTCCCGTGGTAAAAAGATTGTTGGCAAGAAACGCTGTGAAGTCGCTGCTGTACAGAAACACGACCCGTCAGCTTGAAGAGTACACAATGCGCATTGACTCTGAAAAGAATGACTATGACTACGAAGACATTGAGATCGCCAGAAGCTCACTTGGGTTCGGAAGCCATGTAAACGGATTCTTTGTTGGACAAAAAGAGTACACTGACTCAGCAGGTCAAAAGTACAAATACTTTGGCTTTCAAAACCTTTCTCCGTTAAGTGCTTACGCAGGTTCAGTGCTGCCATCGGACATGATTGCTAATGAGCCCACATCTGAAATCCCACTTGCGGGAATGCTTGATATAACCGGAGGGATGCCGTTCATGAAAGAGTTCATGGATGGTATGCGAAATAGAACAAAGTACGACGCTAATTTTGGAGACCTGGCAGGATACGACAGCGATGCAAACTGGCTTGAAAACATAGGGTTCAAAATAGGTTATTATGGCCAAGACTTGATGCCCGTAGTTCTTCGAGATTTGTATAGAGCGGGAGCGGTTCTGACAGGAGACAAATTCGTAACACCATCAGGCAGAGTTCTGTTTGTTGAAGACCTTGCAAATGAGATCATATTACTGCAGAAACCAGCGCAAGCGACAACAAAATCGCTCCGCTTGGCCCAAGAAAGGGCCATAAGAAAAGCAACGGCATACACATACAAGGACAGGCAGGAGGTAAGGGCCGAGCAGCTTCAAGAGCGAGGTGAAATAACAAGAGGCCAAACCAAGCTGAAGATGAAACAACAGCGAAGAGATGTCACTCTGAAAATCAGAGAGCAATTTCGGAAAATTGAAAAAGAAGCAAGAGAACAGGCTGCCAGAACAAGAAGATCTGCACAAAGAAAGAGGATCGGAGACGCCAGAGAAATGGCGCGAGATAGACAAAGAGGGCTAGAGGAATCCATCAGAAGAGCAAATAGAGAGGCAGCCGAATGACATACAAATTCCTGATGAAGAAGGGCAGCAAAGGCCAAGAAGTAAAACGGATGCAAGCCTCCCTCGGCATTGATGCTGACGGCATCTTTGGCTCCAATACCAAGAGAGCAGTTGAGGCATTCCAAAAGGCCAAGGGCTTGTCTGTCGATGGCATTGCTGGCCCAGATACACTGACTGTTATGGGCATACCGGTCCATCTCGGCATTGACGTATCCAAATGGAACGGGACTGTTGACTGGAAGAAGGTCGGGCAGGATGGCGTCAAATTCGCGTTTGTGAAGATGACGGAGGGAAGAACCTATGTGTCCAGCCGCAAAGACGAAATAGACAAAGCTAGGTGTGTAGGATTGGCAGTTGGGGCATACCACTTTGGCAGGCCAGAGAATGACGCTGGCCCAGAGGATGCAATTGCAGAGGCCCATCACTTTCTGGAGAACTACGAACCAGGGGTCAATGACATGCGACCCGTCATTGATATGGAGAAAGGCATTCAGTCTGATGATTCGTACAATGCGGAGTGGGCTTTGTCGTTTTGCGATGAAGTTGAAAAGGGTTTGGGAAAGCGACCTATCATCTATACTGCCCGGTGGTACACTCAAGGCTGGTTTAACAACGCCAGCAAAGACTTGTTACAACGCTTATCAAAGGAAACACTGTGGTGGGCTGAGTATAGTGATCAGCAGACCAAAGAGTTGACTCCATGGGACGAGTGGCTGATGTGGCAGTTCTCAGGAAGTGGCTCCATCTCAGGAGTAACAGGTGACTGTGATGTCAATTGGTGCGCTGGAGGGAAGTTTGGAGACCTGTTTTAGGCTCCAGCAACGTAAAGCTCAAGGTCTACATCTGCTGAGTTGGCAATCGCCTGAATCTCAGATATCCCATCGAAGCCAGACATGGTTGTTCCGCTGTCTGCACTGAATTCATAGTCAGGGCCAAGGATAAAGCTTTGTCCAGGTTGAAGCCTTATCGCCCCATACTTCGGTGTACCTGCTGTGTTTTTAACTCGAATTGAAACGTAGTTGGCATTGTCCAAGTTCGTGATCCGCACATACTTGGTGTCAGCCTTAACGAATGCAGAGCCAGAGGCCCGTGATGCAAATGCAATCAAAGGGTCATAGGCTGTCGTTCCAGCGGTAAAGATCTTTCGAGTAACTGTACCAACACTAGCAATCGTAAGCACATTGGACGTGTTGAACGCCGCGCCGTTGAGCGTGATGGCTTCGGTCAGCGTTACTGTCAGGGTGGCCGGTGTTACTGTTGACGCCATTACATTCCTCCAAGTGCTACAACAAACGCTTTGAGTGCCTCAGTTCCTCCTGCGCCGACACAGGCACCGAGGGCAATCCAAGTCACTTTCATCATCTTGTTATTGTCTCGCGCCTCCTCAGAATGAGCGGTCTTGAGAGCAGAGATATCGGTCTTCATTTCTTGAAGTCCATCCGAGATGTTCTCCATCTTAGCTTCTAAAGAAGATACTGACTGTACGAGTTTGAGTATGGTTTCATCTGTCATCTGGTCCTCCAAGTGAGATAAATGTACCACACATGAGATTGATGGCATCAAAAAAAAAGGCCTCCTTCCGCGAAGAAGGAGGCCCCAACAACAACAACGTACAGAGACGTTGAGCTTTTACACTGACAAATTCGTCAAGGGTTTTCAACCCCTTTCTTCACTTGTTTCGTGAATCGAATGACTCTTGATGTCTCATCTCGTGCAAATCTCTTTTGACGTTGAGTCAATTTGTGAGTCTGAGTCCGGTGATCGAAACCTGATTGCAGTTCATCTGGATCAATCTTGGTTGCGTCGATGAGCATCTCCATGGCTACCTGCAGGAAGTTCTGGGTGAACCTGGTCCTACTGATGCCAGCCACCTTTGCAACGGCCTGTAAGGCCTCACCAATGCGCTTCGGGAAGTACATGGTTCCAAGGTCAATCTTTTGCATCGCTGCAGTTTTAGCCTGAGATGCCTTGTGGACGTTGTTCAAGTCTTTCTTGTCACGTTGAATCACGTCCGTAAACGCTGTCCTTTGTACCTCTGGAGCAAACATCTTCTCCGCTCGAAACCTCTCGATGTGCCATGGCAGGTTCTTGATGATCGCCTCCACCACTTCAGCAACGTCTTTCGGAGGCACCATTTCTCCACCGACCCATGCCTTGATGTCAGCTATTGAAACTTCATAGCCCTGAGACTTGAGAGCGTGTTGAACCACTTCTTCAGATGAATACTCAATGCTTTTCATTTCGCCCCCATAAAATCACATGTAAACTTCACTGTGACCTTCGTCATCTTACCCGTCGTCAACTTCTTCTGGAGCGGTCGAGGTATTGGCCCTTCCTTTCGAGCTTCAGCAGTGTGGATGGTTGTCTTGGCTACTCCCAGCCCTACAGCCAATTGCTCCTGGTTCAGTCCCTTCTTCTCTCTCCATGCCTTCAGGTCTGCACCTGTGGCTCTGCCTTGGATGTTCCGATTGTCAGCCATCCATTTCGGTATCGTTGTGTCAGTCATGTTGTCCTCCTACCCAGTTCTCTTTGAACTCTCTCAGTCTCTCCTGCTCTTTCCATGCTTTTTTTGCGTACTGAAACACAGGCTTTTCATCGATAATCTCACGCTTGGTTCTTCCGTTCATCATGCTGCACACATCTGGTCGGTTCCATGCAGACCAAACCTTGACCAAGCGCACCATGTCTTTCGTTTCAGGGTCTTCTCTCCACTTCCTAAGCAGTCTCTCCGCAGATCGTCTGTCATTGAGGAATTCAACTTCATGCTTGGATGTGATGTTCGAGTACCGGCTGACTTGCCACAGATAAAACTTTCTACTCTCAGCCATGTCGTTAGTCCTTCTTCGTTATCATGAACGTCAGTTCCAGGCTCTCAACATTCTCAAGCTCGTCTCCATCCATGTTCGATGCCAGTATAGTCACCTCTGATTTGGAGCCGGGAGGAGTGACTAGCTCTCTGTGTTTCTGTTTCATCAGTACAATTAAGTCGCTTCCGCTTAACTTGCATGTAATGTGTTCAATCTTGTGTCTTGTGATGCTCATTATTCACCTTCCTGCAATTCTTTCATGAATCTTGCTTCAATCTCTTCGGCTGCGTAATCACCAATCCAGTCAATGTCCATTGCTTCCGATCTCTTGTCTCTTGATATGTTGATGCGAGCGTGAGAAAACTCGGCACTGTATGGTCTCATTACTGCGTCGCAAGACACAATAAGCCAGGCCTCCAGCACCATCCACACGTCGTTTTCAAAGTTAGACATTTCAAACTCTATGCTGGTGACATATGACCACTCTCTCCCCGTCCCTTCCCTTTCAAGTTTGAGGTACTTGTCGCTAGTCATTGGAAGCCTCCTCTGTGTTCAATGCCTCCATCATATGAAGCGTTAGATATTCCTCTAGGTGGCTGGAG